ATGCCGATGTAATTAGTCGCCCAATGCATTATTACCTCCCAAGACCTGGGAAACGAGATGGCGTGTATGTATCGTTAGGAAAAGCTTTGTTGGCTAAATCACCGAAGCTTGCTTTTGCTGTTATCTTGTTCACGTTTGCCTCTATCTCACTCAATACTAAATGAAGCGGTGGGTTATGTTGTGGCGTACTTAAATCGTTAGTTAGATACGGGCGATAAGTCACTTTGATAACTTCTTGCGACTCCACCGCTCGCTCTATATTTTCGATTATTTCGCGACTAACGTTGTCAATTGTTATAACTGCGCGCGGGCTTGCTTTGTCGTCAACGTGAGGTAAATCAATAGTAAACGAATACGCTATAAAAGTAACTTCCTCACCGCCGTTTAGAGGCGCGTCTTGTTCAAGAAATGCCTCTAAATTTTTATGGTCTTTAACAACCCTTATAGCTGTGGCGTTACCGTCATCATCTATAAAAGCGGAGTGGCGTATTTCCAAGGTGTCCAATAGTACACCCACAGACGGTGCCGACGCATACGCTTCTTTTATTGCTTCGGTCAAAGTGGCGTTTGTCATACCCTACCCTTGTGGTTCGTTTGCTATTAATTCGGCTAGCTTAGCGTCTAATGCATAATAAATTTCTTTATCTTTTTGTAATTTATCCGCAAGACCCATTGCGTTGTCAAACATTATTTGAAATTGAACCTCTCTAATTTCATTTTCCAGCTGGTGTTTTTCCATACGCCACTTTTCTTTTAACTCTTCCGGTGTTAAAGGTCTTTTTACCCATTCAGGGTCAATAATAGTTCTTAAACCATACGCCCTACCCATTTCAGTATCGCGTTCTACTATCTCACCTTTCATAGTGTCACCTATTTGAACGTATTTAAACTCATCAGTCATATCTACACATATAGAATTTTGTGTTTGGTCTAAACCCCTAGTGATATTTACTACTTTACCGCTTTCATCTATCGATATACAGTTTACTATATTTTCATCAGTCATATTTTTTTTCCTTTTTAATTAATATACTCGGCTTCTATGAAGCCATTTTTACCACTGCTAGCTCGGGCATTAGAATCTCCACCGCTACCAATTATCGAACCTGTACCACCAATGCCTAATGTAAAGGACTCTGTATCGCCTGCTGTCATTTCTTTCACAACTATAAGTAAGTTACCTGATAGACCGTCACCACCTAGTCCGTTATTATCGGCTCCACCTGCTTGTCCACCTTCGCCACCGCCGGAAAGTTTAACTATACCGTTTAGCCCACTAGCTATTGTACCTACTGCCAATGCTCTCCCGATTGAGACATGGCTCGCTCTTTGCCCATATATTCCGCCTTTTGATGTGCAACCGAATAAAGTGGTATCTCCACCGTCTGACCCAGTGCCAATAGCGCCGCCGCCACCGCCTGCACCTGCTATTTTAAAGATTACTTTTCCAGCAGGTAATTCTATGTGGTTTTTACCACTAGGTGCGGTGCCACCTAAGGCGGTTGATTGGTCTGTTAACGACCAAACATTAGCCGCGGTTATCCCTGTTGGCAATGAGCCGTCTGTATTTCGCACAAAAAATATACCGTTAACAGTTGCAATTATGTGGGTGGGTAACCCTACCACACCTGACGCTATTTTAGCTTTTGTGATAGAACCGTCGTCTAGTAGAGATATATCTATCTTACCAGTAGTAATATCGTCGGCATTGTATGATATAGCTACTGGGGTTGCCCAAGCTGTACCTGTCCATATTTTCATAGCGTTTGATGAGGTGTCGAAATACTGCGCGCCTGTTATAAGTGTACCGCCATCATTATCGGTTGTTGGTGCTGAGCTTTTAGACCCTAAGTATTTTTTATCTATATTAGTTTCAGCCGTTTCAGCTGCGGTTTTGGCTGTTTCCGCTGCGGTTTTAGCCGATACGGCGTTAGTTTCAGCTGTTTCTGCGTTAGTCTCAGCCGTTTCTGCTGCGGTTTGTGCTGTTTCTGCTGCGGTTTTAGCCGCTACTGCATTGGTTTCAGCTGTTTCTGCGTTAGTCTCAGCTGTTTCAGCCGCCGCTTGTGCTGTTTCCGCCGCTGTTTTAGCCGTTTGCGCCTCGTCTCTAAAAGTTTCCGCTTCAGTCTCTATTTCTTTTACAGCCTTAGCTACAGAGTTGACGTTACCATTGTCTGTCGATACAACCGTAGTATCGTCACCGTTTATAATGCTATCAAACTTTTCCGCATTGGCTTTAATACTCGCCGTCGCATTCGTTAAGTCTTGTTGTATAGTTGTCATATTTATATCCTTTATTTAATTACCAATTGTAGCCCGGAATAGTTGTCTGAATTAGTTTATCTAACTCGGACGCTAAATCTGTCAATTCTGTAGGCGTTATGTCACCGTCTAACATTATGTCTAATGCACCCTCGGATAATACCGACATTTCACGCACCTCTACGTTAGCCATTACCACCCAATCGTTACGGGATACCGGTTTAGCCTCATACGGTTGTAAAAATCGCACTTCGTTTAACGTTTTACCTAAACCATTATAAAGATACATAGATACCCATTCGCCACCTGCTTTAGCCTTATGTATATACCAAGCCTCAAATAACCCGAATATGTCGCTTTTCATTGCCCATTCGATAGTAACATAACTCGGCGTACTCGTAAACCTTTGCCTTTGTCTAGCCGTACCCGACTCCATTTGTGTTCGCGCTATCGACTCCCCAGGGCGTAATCCATACTTAGATATTTTTGTAGCCGGAAATGTAGTTGGCCATTCTATTGCACTCATATTATACTGTCCCCGGAACTCTACTTAAACCAAATTGTTGCTCTATTGCGTCAGAAAAAGAATTACCGCCCTCCGATATTTTATTCGCCATTGTGTCGGTAACCTTTTCAATAATAATATCAATGCTTTCACCGTCCTGCGTGGTGCGCGACTGTACGTTAGCCGTTTCGCCCGCTTGTGGGTATACATTAACTGTAACTTTGCCTTTTCCGCCTTTTAATGCGTCATTAGATGTTACTGTGCCGGACTTGTTACCCATCATCAAAAAGTCCTCGCCTCCGACTGATAGCATTTCTGGTCCATTCTCATTAACCTTATACATTCCGCCGTTGAAAACATTACCACCGGTGGCCTTGCCACTTCTAAATTGGCTAGATGAAATAGCCGAGACTTGAACAGCCGTAGCAGCCGCCGCTATTCCGGCAAACGCCGCACCAAGTATAGGTCCCCCTAATTCACTACCAAATGTGAAAGAGGATAATATAGCTTTAGGCGCTTCAATTAACGCTGTTGATAACGCCATAGCTTTTTTAATTTCGAAAAATTCACGGCTGTATTGCGCCGCTTGGTCTATTTGACTTTTGAATATTAAGCCTTGCTCTTTTAATTGTAAGTCGCCCGCTTTTTTGGTAATATCTACGCCTAAAAACGCTTCCGTTGCTTCTAATTTTGATTTTTCAGCCAACGCCTTAGCTCTTATCTCTGCTAAATTTTTCTCGTGAGCTTGCAATTGTTCAGCTTCTTTTGCCATAGCGTTATTTTGTTCAAGTAATAACGCCGAAGCTTGCGCTCGCTCTTTTTCTTTAATGCGTAGTATTTCTTGCTTTAGACCCTCTATTTTTTCAGCTCTCGCCATATTACTTACACTTATAGCGTCGGCTACTTTTGCCTCACTGTTAGCCGTAGCTTCTAACTCTTTAGCTAGATTTCGCATACCGTCTATTTTAAGTAATCCGCCAATACCACCTATGGAGTCTGCAAAAAATTTCAACGTACTGTCGGCTGTTCTTGCCCACGCCATTTGCACAAAATTAGCCGCACTAGCTCCGGCTTGTTTTATTTTTTCCCAAGCGATTTGAAATTTAAGACTAAATACCTCAATTGAAAAAGTCATATTCGATATAAAATCAATTGCGTCTCGAAATGCTCCGGTTAATAACTTAGCAATGCCCGTTGCTTTTTCTAGTTTCTTAACTACATCTATTAGCGTATTCACTATAACCTTAATGCCCTTACCGATGGTAATAACAATAGGTGTAGCTATATCGTTTAAAAAAGTAGCCAAACCTGACATTATTATAGATAAACCGTTTGTTACACCTGTTGCCTTGTCTAGCTGACCTAAAAACTTGGTGAAACTGTTCATCAATGCCGTGGCAGACCTTTCGACAGAGCTAGGTATAGTTTCAAACTCTTTGGCAATTTCAGGGGCTTGTTTTAAAAGCGCTTGGAAAACGTTTTCAGATAATACTTCACCGGCTAAAACCGCTTTACGCAATCCTCCAACCGTCAAATTCATACCCTTAGCTATTCTATTGGCCACTTCAGGTATATTTTCTAAAATAGAGTTCATTTCCTCGGCACGTAAAACACCCGCCGCTAAACCTTGGGTGAATTGTAATAGACCATTTTTCATCTGTTCACTACTAGACCCACCGATTACGCCTAGTTGCCCAACGGTTTTGGTTAATGTTAACATTTGAGAAGTAGACGCTCCTAGCTCAGGCGCCACCCTCGCCAACGATTGGAATAACTCAACATTAGTACGTAAAGACGTACCGTTTTTATTAGATATTTCAAAAAGTTCTTTGGAAACACGTACATAGTCACCAGTTGCTTTGGTAGCTGTTAAGATACGTTGTTGTAAAACATTATAGCTATCTGTGAGCAAGACTACACGACGTGCAGCCTCTAACGCCGCCAACCCTGCCATTGCTTTACCTAATCGCGATATAGTAGCTGTGGTTTTTGACGCCGCACGTGATGTACGCTCAAATTGCTTTTCAGTATTACGCGCAAACTTCTTAGCCTCACGTTCCGCACGCATTAAACCGTCGGTTTTTGCATTAACTTGTACAAATATCTCGCCCATACTCAATTTCATATATCAACCCTATCTATTGGCGCGGTTTGCTTTTTCAATCGCTTTTTTTTCTGCTTCATTTTTAAGCGTGAAATAAGCTGCCCACTCTGAAAACTCATCTAACGACATTTCGTCGCGTATATAACTAACTTTATAGCCGGTTTTTTCAGCTAACATAAATATTAGTTGGTTTTCGGAATTGGCGATGAAGTCTTTTTTTTATCCTCCATATCAACATTCACGAGCGACGCCGCTACTTCCGAGAACGCGTCAACAAAACCGCCGGTTGGTTGTCCAACTAATGTATCATAATCCTCAGCTGTAAATACTTTATTATCCGTATTAGGCTCATAAGTTAATTCAATAACCAGCCATACTAAAAATTTAAACATATTTATTTGACCGTCTGAACCAGTGCATTGTTTAGTCAATTCTGACCTAGCGCTTACACTAGGCTGGCGGATTTCAAACTTTACTCCGTTGAATTCTACTGTTTCGCTTTTAAAATTTTTCTTTGCGCCAATTGTTGCCGCTCTTAATTTATCAATTGCCATTTTTTATTACCTCCAAGAAAATGCTGATTTAATATTGCCGTTGAGATTAAATGTCAACGCTTCTGTTTCCAATGATGATACGTCACCCGCGTTGTTTGCGCTTTCAGGTACATACCACCCGCGTATTTTTTCAGACCCACCACCTGGTGTTATTTCTATCATAAGACCCTCGCGGTTGAGTATCTTATCCTTAAACGTGTTGGCCAAGTCGTCAAATCTTTCTAGTGTTACCGATACGTCTGATAATCCGTAATCTTTAGACCTAAAACCTGTTGTTTCAAAATCCGTCTTATCTAATATGTCCGAACTGATGTTTAACCCGTATTGACTAGCACCGCCTACTGCAGTGGTAGGGATAAATTTACCTGAAATAGTCACGTCACCGGTTTGCGACGATGTAAAAGTAACCATACCAAATAAGTAATCAATCGAATAATTAGAATTATCTACCGTTGTACCGTCAACTTTAACCGTCACGTCCGTATCGCGGTCTAATATTTGCTTAGTCGCGTCATCAATCTGATATTGATTGCCTGTTACTACCGACATATCCTCATCTGTCATAGTTGTAGGTGTACCACCTGCTTTGATGGTAGTGTTGTATGAAGCTACTGCCATATCTAGCCTCCTTAGCTAACGTCACCTAATGCGCCATTACCTTGCATTGATATGCTTACCGTTTCTAATCCTGATACGTCACCTGACATATTGAAACTTTCAATTACAACTTGCCCTTGGGAGCCATAAGTGTTAGTGCCATCAGGCAAATAACGCACATATAAAGTAGTACGACTAGTGTTTGCGGTTTTAATAGTACTTAAAGCTGTGTTACCAGGTGTGAAAATAGCTTCTATGGATATACTCCAGTCGATAATACCCATAACACGACTACGCCAGCCCTCAGCACTAGCAAAAGTTGTTGCGTCTAATACTTCAGTACCTTGGTTTAAACTAACCGAAGTAGCTTCCACCTCTACCCAAGTACTGTTATCTGATGATACTAATATCTGTTTTTTATATGCTGATTGTGCCATATTTTTCTCCTTTTAATTAATTTCGATTGCCCTTATCGGCATTTGAC